AGAAGGCCGAAGATCAGGGATATTCCCTAACTGACGACGACCGCTATCAGATTCTTGAGGTTCACATTGACTATGACCTCCCCGGCTACGAGGATGAGGACGGAATCGCTCTTCCTTACGTCATTACAATTGACCGGGGTACTCAGGAAGTCCTGTCTATCCGCAGAAACTGGGTTGAAGGCGACAAAAACCAGAAGAAACGTCAGCATTTTGTCCAATATACCTACGTTCCCGGCTTTGGAGCCTACGGTTTAGGTCTTATTCATCTGATTGGTGGGTACGCTAGGGCCGGAACATCGTTAATCCGTCAATTAGTTGATGCTGGTACTCTATCTAATCTCCCCGGTGGACTGAAATCCCGTGGATTGAGGACAAAAGGCGACGACACCCCAATCGCTCCGGGTGAATTTAGGGATGTGGACGTGCCAAGTGGGTCCATTCGGGACAATATCATGGCCCTGCCCTACAAAGAACCGTCACAAGTTCTAGCAACGCTCCTTGAGAAGATCACGGAAGAGGGTCGGAGGCTTGGTTCTATAGCGGATATGAAGATATCCGACATGTCCGCCAACGCTCCTGTGGGTACTACTCTGGCTCTCTTGGAAAGACAGCTTAAAACCATGTCGGCGGTACAGGCTCGTGTTCATAACTCCATGAAACAAGAGTTCAAGTTACTCAAAGACATCATTCGGGACCACACCGAAGGATCTTATGAGTACGATCCCTCCGAGGGAGAGAGACGAGCCAAGCAAATGGACTACGACATGGTGGACGTTATCCCCGTGTCCGATCCCAACTCAGCGACTATGGCCCAGCGGATCATGCAGTACCAAGCCGTCATTCAGTTGGCAACAGGCGCTCCCCAGATCTACGATCTACCACAGCTTCATCGTCAGATGATTGACGTTCTGGGGATTAAGAACGCGGAGAAGCTCGTTCCGATTGAGGACGACATGACTCCCCGCGATCCCGTAAGCGAGAACATGGCATTCTTGACCGGTAAACCTACGAAGGCGTTTATCTATCAAGACCACGATGCCCACATCGCCGTCCATACCTCGATGATGCAGGATCCCATGATCATGGCCCAGATGGGACAGAATCCTATGGCCCAACAAATGCAAGGCGCGATCATGGCTCACATTGCTGAACACTTGGCTTTCCAATATCGGAAGCAAGTTGAAGAAAGATTGGGAGCCACCCTACCCGCACCCAACGCGGAACTAAAAGAGGACGTTGAAGTTCAACTGTCTAAGCTGGTGGCCCAAGCATCTGTTCAATTACTTCAGATGCACAAAGGCCAAGCCGCGCAACAGCAAGCCCAGCAACAGGCTCAGGATCCAATTATCCAAATGCAACAGGCCGAGCTTCAGATTAAACAGCAAGAAGCCCAGACACAGGCTCAGAAAGTTCAAGGAGAGCTTCAGATTAAACAAGCTGAACTCCAATTGAAGGCTCAGGAACTTCAGCAGAAGGCCCAGTTTGAAATGGCTAAAAATTTACCTTAAGGAGAATGAATGGACCCTAAAGTATTGAAACTTCTAAATTCAAAATTAGAAGAGAGACGACAAGAGTTGATTGAGTTTTTGGGTGATGGTGGGGCTAAATCCTACGATCACTACAAAGAGGTGTGCGGCGTTTTACGTGGGTTGTTGACCGCACAATCAGAGATTAATGACCTACTGCAAAAAATGAAAGAGTACGAAGATGAGTGAACTATTGATAGGCCAAACTCTGGATCCGCAAGGGCCAGTATCCGTGTTACCTGAAACCGCCGAAGAAAAGGCACGTCAGTTACCGGATCCGCAAACTTACCATGTTCTATGTATGCTCCCCGAAGCAGAAGAAGAATATGAAAGTGGTTTATTAAAAGCAGGTAAAACAATTCAATTTGAAGAACTGCTAAGCCCAGTGTTATTTGTGGTCAAGATTGGCCCGGATGCATTTAAAGATGAGAAGCGATTCCCGTCTGGCCCATCATGTAAATCAGGAGACTTCGTATTGGTTAGACCTAATACTGGAACCCGCATGAAAATTCATGGCCGTGAGTTCCGCCTAATCAGCGACGACTCCATCGAGGCTACCGTGCAAGATCCACGCGGCATCAGCCGAGTATAAGGAGCCACAATGGAAAAAGTTGAATTTGAATTTCCTGATGAGGCTCAGGAAAACCCCCGCGAGGGCGGTAAAGTTGTCGCCGTTGAGGAGCCCGAAATTGAAATTGTTGACGATACACCTGAAGAGGACCGCAACAGAAAACCAATGGACGAACCCCCCAAGGAAGTAACCGACGAAGAGCTTAATAAGTACGATGAAAGTGTACAGAAACGTATTAAGCACCTTTCAAAAGGTTACCACGAGGAAAGAAGGGAAAAGGAAAAAGCATTCCGCGAGCGGGAAGAGGCTGTTAAATTAGCCCAATCCGTCATTGAGGAAAACAAAAAACTTCAGGGTTCTTTATCTCAAGGCCAATCTGCTTTATTGGAGCAAGCCAAAAAGGTTGTAGCCAATGAATTAGAGCAAGCCAAGAGAAAATATAAGGAAGCATACGAGTCCGGAGACTCAGATGCGTTGGTAAATGCACAAGAAGAATTAACTTCTATCAAGTTTAAAGCTGAAAAAGTTAATAATTTCAAGCCAGCCCCTTTACAAACTGAAGAAAATAATGTACAAATACCACAAACGCGGCAAGAGGTAGATCCCAAACTACGTGCGTGGCAGGATAAAAATCAGTGGTTTGGATCAAATCGAGGTATGACGGCCTATGCTTTAGGGCTTCATGAAGATCTTGTGGCGGAAGGAATCCCTGTCGGAAGCGAACAATACTATAAACGTATTGACTCTGACGTCCAAAAGAGATTCCCAGATGTGTTTGAGTCTGAGAATCCGGATGCTTCTCCTCCGAAAAAATCAAACGTTGTAGCCCCAGCGACTCGTAGTACAGCGCCGAGAAAAGTCGTACTTACTAAATCGCAGGTGGAAATTGCTAAGCGGCTTGGAGTTCCATTGGAACTTTACGCCAAAAAAGTTGCTGAAGAGATGAGGAAATAAACATGGCTGAACAAACTAAAACCGCCCGCGAAACCCGCGAACTAGATACTCGTGAAAAACATGCGCGTCCAACCCGTTGGATGCCCGCCCAGCTTCTACCTGAACCGTACCCGGAAGAAGGTTATGCGTTTCGCTGGATTCGATTGAGTACTATGGGAATGGCAGACGCAACCAATGTTTCTTCAAAACTTCGTGAAGGATGGGAGCCCGTAAAAGCATCTCAGCATCCAGAAATACAATTGATGGGCGAATCCACTCGATTCCCCGACAGTATTGAGGTTGGTGGATTGTTGCTTTGCAAAACCCCTGTCGAGTTCACACGGGACCGTGATGCGTATTACCTGAAACAGGCAAGCGATCAAATGAATTCCGTAGACAACACATTCATGCGCGAGAATGATCCTCGTATGCCTCTCTTTAAAGAGCGGTCATCGAAGGTTACTTTCGGTAAAGGTTTTTAAATTTAGGAGTTAAATATGGCTTATCCTACCGTTAACGCCCCTTACGGGCTTAAGCCGATCAACTTGATCGGTGGTCAGGTGTTTGCTGGATCAACTCGCAACTTTTCTATTGCATCTGGTTATGCTGCCAATATCTTTTATGGCGATATTGTTACATTGACCTCTGCTGGTACAGTTGCTGTTTCCGCACTCGCTGCTGACGCTTCCCCTCTGGCTGGTACAGTCGGAGTTTTCTTGGGCTGTTCATACACAAACCCATCCACAAATCAGAAGATTTTTGCACAATACTGGCCCTCCGGTACAGTGGCTTCTGACGCTCAGGCCATCGTTTGTGACGATCCTGACACACTGTTCAAAGCAGTGAACGTGACTGGAACTACTGTTAATGACGCCACATCTGGTTTGTTGCCCGCTTACTTGGGCCTGACTGCTATTGGCAACAACTGCCGTTTGGTTCTGAACACAGGTTCTACAACTAGCGGCGACTCACGCGTTGGCATTTACATTGCTGGTACAACTACTAGCTTGCCTTTGCGCGTCGTGGACGTGGTGCCCGATACAGCTAACTCGTCTGGTAACTTTGTTGAATTCATTGTGAAATTCAACTTCGGTTATCACTCGTATTACAACGCCACTGGCATTTAAGGAGTAGATCATGGCAATTTCACGCGCACAATTACTGAAAGAACTCCTGCCCGGCTTGAACGCTTTGTTCGGTCTTGAGTATGCCCGCTACGGCGAAGAGCATAAAGAGATCTACGAAACAGAAACCTCTGAGCGTTCTTTCGAAGAAGAGACAAAACTGTCTGGTTTCTCTGCTGCTCCAGTCAAGAACGAAGGCTCAGCCATCGCTTACGACAACGCACAAGAAGCCTACACAGCACGTTACAACCACGAAACTATCGCAATGGGTTTTGCCATTACGGAAGAGGCTGTGGAAGATAACTTGTACGACAGCTTGTCTAGCCGTTACACCAAAGCCTTGGCTCGCGGAATGGCTTACACAAAGCAAGTTAAAGCAGCATACGTTCTGAACAATGCCTTTAGCGGCTCTGTAACCTACGGCGACGGCGTATCTTTGTGCTCTACAGCTCACCCTCTGGTGTCTGGCGGCACAAACAGCAACCGTCCTACAACCGGCGCAGACTTGAACGAAACATCGTTGGAAAACGCTGTCATTCAAATCGCCGCTTGGACAGACGAGCGCAGCTTGCTCATCGCAGCTAAGCCGCGTAAGCTGATCGTTCCTCCCGCTCTGATGTTCGTCGCAACCCGTCTGCTGGAAACCAGCTTGCGTGTTGGCACAAATGACAACGACATCAACGCATTGAAGAACAACGGTTCCGTGCCCGAAGGCTACTCCGTAAACCACTTCTTGACAGACACCAACGCATGGTTCCTGTTGACAGACGTGCCTAACGGTTTGAAGCATTTCGTGCGTACACCGATGCAGACATCAATGGATGGTGACTTCGATACAGGCAACGTGCGTTACAAAGCACGTGAGCGTTACAGTTTCGGTGTTTCCGATCCTTTGGGCATCTTCGGATCACCCGGTTCGACCTGATAAAACCCAATAAAATCAAGCACTTAGCGAGATTTGGAGCCACCTTCGGGTGGCTTTTTTATTGCCTATTGCTTTATACCGCACATGCCAGATTGGACTTATGGCGCACATAGGATTCTGAGTATTCAGAAATAGTTTGCACATCGCCGTCCATTGTGATAGAATCAGGGCTTCAACTCTAGGAGCTAGCATGTTTTACGTTTATGTTTACCGCGATCCACGCCCTACCAAAAACAATCAGCCGGTGTATGTCGGAAAAGGTACTGGAGACCGAGACTTGTCCCATTGGTCTCGTGGCTCGCATAACAAGCCATTCCAAGACTTCATTGCCCACCTGAAGGTAAGGGGTCTTGTTGCGCCTTGTGAGCGCGTTCTGGAGACGGAGAGCGAGGCTGAGGCTTTTGCCAAGGAGATCGAGCTAATTGCCCTGTACGGACGGCGCGATCTTAAGAAGGGGCCGCTGTTTAACTTGACTGACGGCGGAGAGGGAGCAAGCGGCGCAATTAGAACCGATGAAGCAAAAGAATTTTTGCGGATAGATTCGTTGGACAAATGGCAAAGACCCGAATACAGAGCCAAAGTGGTTGAAGCACAAAAGGCTGCTCAAAGCACTCCAGAAGCCCGCGCATTGAAATCTAAGAACAGCACAGAGGATTGGGCCAAGCCAGAGGTGCGTAATAAGCGCCAGACGGGGATTAAGAGAACTCGCAGTAGTGATGCCTCAAAGGCCAAGACAAGCGCCCAAGCAAAGGCCCAATGGAGCGATCCTGAGTATGCCGCAAAGCAGACGGCAAACAATCAGGAGATTGCCAACCGCGCCGAGGTTAAAGCGGCCAAGGCTGCTGCCGCAAAGGCACTGTGGGCTGATCCCGTTTGGAAAGCAAAAATGTTGGCAGCAAGAAAGAAAAAGAATGTTGACCCCAATCCAGACCTATGATATAAACGAGGTATCCGGGTTTTCCGGTTAGTCAGACTGATCCGGCAGATGCGTACACAACTGACTAGCTAATCTTTGTACGAAGGACAAT